TCAGGTTTGTATTAGGTACATCCAAAGTTGTTCCAGTAAATTCAAGACCATTGCCTAAAGTAATACCCTCTGCATTTGCAAGACTTCCTGTTGGATTACCAACGAGTGAAGATGCAGCAACCTGTTCGAACTTCGCATAGGTAACAGCATTGTTAACGATATCAGCCGTGTTAATAGCTGTCGTTAACCCGGTGCTTGTTACTGTCACGCCAGTAGATGAAACCGTAGCAACAGTTACAGCAAAGCTTCCATCAGTGCCATTACCCATAATCCAGTCGCCCACACAAAGCGAAGCATACTGAGCCAGAAAGTAATTGGCAGCAATAATCGTTGCTACAGTGTCATTCGGACTTCCATAAAAGAAAACGTTAGGAGCGTTTTCAACTGTAGGTGAGCCACCAAACGGTGTAATTGTTTCTTGCCCCTGATTCAGGGATGAGGACACGCATGTCCAGTTTGCAATCGTAAAAGCCATGATTAATTACTCCTGTTCGTTAACGGTTATGCTTCATCGCAGTTAATTTGGAGAACACCAAGATTATCAATGGTGATAGCACCCGCACTGAAAATACCGTTAATCAACCAGGAAGTTTCTCGTGGCAGATAGTTGATTTCAGTTCGGAAGTCATGACCAATACCCATACCGGTTGATTGCTTGTGCCAGAAGAATGTTTCACGAATATTGGCACTCGCGAATGGCAAGCCACCTTCAACCATCTGCGGAATAACAATCATGTTAATACCGAGATAATCCCTGACGAAGCCTTTATCCAGCACACGGTTCTGTGTGAAGAATGTGGATGTAAATTCCTGAGCTTGCAATAAGGACTGGAAGTTACTGGCTGAGATCGCACAGAAACGTTCCGGTAATGGCACAGCATTATTATCGAAGAACTGGATAGCTTTCGTGTACTTCGCATAAGTCAGGTTTGTTCCACCATCAACAATCGTCTGCCCTGGACTTACTGCCAGTGAGTTAATGATGATTTGATCTGAACGACGGCCAAGTGCATTTGCAACTAACATTGCATTTTCCATCTTGGCATCGAAGTTAACTGTCAGTTCCTGTACAGAGTCAACAGCAGTAGGTGCTGTGTACTTTGTAAGAATTGCTGAAGTTTGTGTGTAGCCTGGATCCTGGATAACAACGGTTTGCAGGTAACCAGTCGGTACTGCCTGAATCTGGTTAACCTTACGGAATGAAACGGTTGCACCGATAACGTCACGTCGTACACGGACGGTATCACGTAATAAGAAACCCAACGATTGATATTCAGCTTTTACGAGCGCATCAAACTCAATTTGCTGCACGGCTGTCAATGAAGTAGACATAGAAATCCCCTAAAAAATAATCAATTAATAAATGCATTAATCGTCATTTTATCGAAGGGCTTTGCTATGTCTCGATTGTCCTTTAAGGGTCGAATAGCCAAGTTGTCCTTTATAAAAAGAACAAACGGTATATCGTCTAGTATAAAACTTATGCACCAACCTTGTCAACATAGCCAGTAGAACTTTTAGCAGCAAGTTCAAGTCTATTCTGAATGTCTTTTCGATACGCTTCATCTGTCTTGTATTTTTGAAGATTGGCGCTTAATTCCATCTTGATATCTTCAACGGATGCGGTTGTTGAAACTGTTCCATTATTTCCTGGAATCTGTGGCGTTGCTGACATAAACTTACCTCTTAATTCTTCGAGTGCTTTAATGGATGCAGCGGTATTCAAACTTCCAGTGATTGCTTCATAGGAGTCTTTTGATAAATTGGCTTTTGCCCAGTTATCAAGAATATCAACACGTTCCTTTGCATTATCACCTAAAGCTTTCATTTCAACATCAGGATTGATTTTAAATTCATCCATGTACCTATCAACGGTATCGAGAAACTTGTCGATGACATCCTGTGAAACACGCTTTTCTTTGGCAAATGTTTCAAGGTCTTTAAACGGTAAATAATCAGGACTGATAGTTTTTGATTTTGAGAAATCATACTTATCAGGAACCGTACCCAATCTTTTTTCAAGTTCCGAATTACTTTTTGCAAGGTCTGCTACTGTCTTGAATTTATCAGGAAGCCATGAAGGTCTTTCACCAACACCTGGAATTCCATCGTCAATAAACCATTTAGCTTCTGTGGTCTCATCTTCAGTCGTCATCAATTATTTTCCTGCAGCGATTCTGTGTTTATGCGTTTGAAGGGCTAATAAAAGCATACGCCCGAATTCCTTGTAACCTTCCCAGAACATTACATCTAGTTGATAGGTTGGAGTTCCAGGACGCGCCAGCGCTGGAATAATCCAGCGTTCTGTAACAATTTCCATCCAGCGTTTGCCTTGCGGATTCATTTCAAATAATTCATAACAGAGTCTATCCCATTCTATGACCTGTGGATTATTTCGAAGTTCTTCAACATTTTTTTTGTACTGCGCAGCGTAATCTTCAGGTTGTAAAAGCGGATTACTATTTGGTTCCATTCACACCTCATTTATTGTGATGTAGCTATTGGTTGGGCACTTGGGTTTTCAGGTTGTTGCGGCATCATTCCAGCAGGATTTGCAAGTTCTGCCAGGCTTTGTTTGTTCTGTTGTTGCTGCATGACTCTTGCAACATCTTTAGGTCTATTGAGATAACGCTGGTCTATCTGCATATCTTCAGCAAGCAGGTACGGTGTTGTCTTTGGATTGATATAAAGCTGTGTTGCTTCCTGACCCATGATTCCTTGCATGACCTGTACGTATTGAACAAGACGTTCTACATTTGCACGGCCTTTTGAAAGTGCTAAAGGCGATTGGTATCTGAATTTAAGAGGAAGGTTTCCGGTTCTGGGATAAGGTAATAATCCCATGGAATTTAAAATATAGGCAAATCGTTTTACAACAGGGAATCCCATTTCCTGTTCCATACGAGAGAAACCTGGACCAATCTTTTCAGCAAGATTGGATTGCTTCATCGCAAGTTCATACGCAGTTTGTGGTTGAACGCTACGTGAATCCTGTGGTTGCTCTGCAAATAGAAGTTGCTTTATTTGCATACGCAAGTCAGCAATTGTCATCTGTGCAAATTCAGGTGATGCGCTGTTGGGTAAAGGTATTAAAGGGACTTGTCCATTAGTACCAACAGGAGCAATAGGAATAATCGTGAAAGGCTCAAGCTTAAAGGTATGTGGATTAAATACAGCATCACTGAAAGCCATATAAGGTCTGAACGTATTAAGGTTAGCAGAAGCAAGTTCGACTCTCGCCATTTCATTTAAACTGATAATAGACGGCAGTGCTTCCATTACTGGACCACGACCCCATGTTTCATTATTAACTTTCTTCCATCGCCAAACTATACCAGGACTTGAATCAAGCCATTGCGTGTATAGCAAGTCATTATCAGCCCATACTGCATAACAATATTTCTGTTGCTGATTGCAGAAGTACGCAACACCTTCATATATGTTTCTGACAACAGCATCAGGGTCAGCTGCCATCATTGACACAAGATTCGGAGATAAAACGATATTTGGCCAGCGTGTATGAAGTTCAGCTATTTTCAAGTTTTGCCATGTTCTAAACCACGTTTCAATATTCCCATTAACGGCTTCTTCAATTGCAAGCTTGTCAGCAGGAATGCTGGTACAGAGTATAGGTGTTTCATCATTCACCTGGTTGATGACTAATGCCGCAGTTCCAACTGCCAGATCGTAATAGCATTCATTAATTGTGACATCGAAGTTTGATGCATGGATATATGCAAACAATTGCCGCATATACTTGTTAAGTTCCATCTGTGCTTCTTCAAGAAACTTTTGATTTTCATCTGTGGTTGCATCGTCAACCATTGTGTCATCAATTTCAAGAAATGCCCATTGAACTTTGGGCGGTGTCATGGTGTCATGAATTTTTGAAACGAATGTTGAAACAGATTCTACAGCAGTTGTGTCATAAACTCGGGTATTTTGAATAGTACCCTGAAACTCTTTACCAGGAAGATAATAACGGTTACGAAAAGGGATTGTGTAGAAGTACGCTGCCTGCTGGATTGGTATCCATAAATCAGCCGTATATTTGGCAGCATTATAACGCTTGCGCAATGTTTCCAATAATGAATTACCAGGCATCGCGACTGGCGGCATCCCTTGTGTCGTATCCATGTGTTAGCCACCTAGTTGTTGGTTTACATCATCAGCAACAGGTTGTCCCTGACCTAGCAAGCCAGTTCCTGAAACTGGAGAACGATAATTTCTTCGTAAATTACGGATTTGTTTTTGCTGAATCTGGCGTTTCTGTGTTTCTTCAGACATACGCGCTTCATCCAACTGCTTTCGTTCAAGTGCAGTTTGATCCTGATATGCTTTAACCTGATCTTGTATCTGTTGTTGCTGTGCGCGCTGTTGTGCGGCGTTTGGACGGCCTGTAATCCTGTTAAATAATCCACCGCCAATGTCACCGATTCTTTTGAATGGTGATTCGACTGTATCTCTGACGTTAGTCCACCAACTCATCGCTACCCCCTAAATCCATATATGGACGTAAATAACTTTATGCTCGAATTCAGCCGGTTTTATTTCACGGTCAACGTATACAATGCGCCAGGGAAGTCTAATCTTTTTGCGCAATTCCTTTATTTGTGAAAGGATTTTGGACACCTGCGTTCTCCGTGACTATTGCTAAATCAGATTTTAACTCATCTATTTGTTTTTGTAATTCAAAAGTTTGGTGAACATTTAACCCGACATTAACCGCTTCCATCAGCTGTTTAAATTCAGATGCGGTGAAGTCACCATCAGCTGCCTGTCTTAGAATAGCCTGGTAATGACTTGCCGGTGAATTGTCTTCACCAAAGTTAATACGAATACGTGAGTTACGACTGATTCCAAACTTCGCCCACCCCATTAGCTTCCAGTGGTCCATTTCATGATTAATGGTGCCCATCTGATATTCCTTATTTTTTATTTCTATACCATCTTCATACCAGCATTTTTTTGCAACCATCTTGCAGAAAAAGTAAAGACTTCCGAAGAGTTCATGTTTTCTTACCCATTCATAAAAAGTATTTTCACCAATCATGGCTTCAACACAAAAGTACGTATGGCACCCTTTTGTTTTATCCATCATTACTCGAATGAGCAATCTACCGTGTGCTTCTTCATTATAAATTTTATGCCCATTTCCTTTGAAAAAATTGTATACTTCATCAACTACTTTTTCACGGGCTTCAGCCATATATTTATTTGAATCCATAAAGGTTTAATCGCCTATGTTAGATATTAATCAGTTTCGAGATTGTATCATAAAGTCTACACTAAATGACTTGCATCTGTATTCTCCTGAAGCTGAAGAGCTTCTTGTTTTTACCTGTGCCACAGAATCGTTGGGAGGAACCTATATAAAACAGGTTCCATATTTTAACGGTGCAGGACTTGGCATCTACCAAATGCAACCTGAAACATATACTGATGTCTGGGCTAACTATCTTCATAATCGTAACA